ACACAATAGGAGAAAATATGAAAGCATTTAATAGATATGATGTAATGGATGAAACAGAGTACTGGTTGACTAACAATTTTATGGAAACAATAGAGGGCTATCTAAAAGGTGACGCTATTGTGACAAATGTAGGTGTATTTGAATACAGACATCCGGATGGTACAGTAATAAGAGAATTACGCCCACCGGAAGAAGTATTTGATAGAGCGTCTTTAAACAGTTTGAAGATGATACCACTTACTAACAACCATCCTACCGAATTGGTAAATATAAATAATATAAATCAATATAGTATAGGTAGTACTGGAACGGCTGTAAACAATGATAGTTACGCTGTAGCAATACCGCTAACAATTACAAAGAAAGATGCTATACAGGACGTTATGAACGGGAAAAGGGCATTGTCTTGTGGTTATACGGCAGAAGTTGAAATGACTCACGGCGTATGGATGGGTATAAATTACGATGGTATACAAAGAAACATAAAATACAATCATGTAGCTTTAGTTGATAAAGGTAGAGCTGGGGATTTAGCTAAGATAAAAATGGATAGTAAAGACGCAATACTTTCACAGGTAATTTGTACAGGAAAATCTATCCAGTTAAAAGAGGATTCGCAGACAAAAATAAATACTAATACACGGGAGGTAACGATGCGAAAAATTATACTTGATGATGTTGAATATCAAGCTGATGAAGCTGTAATTGCAGAATTAAAATCTGCTAAGAAACTTGCTTTAGATTCCAGTTCTAAATTGGATATACTAAAGTCAGATTCTGAAAAAGTACGGACTACATTACAGGCTGATTTAGATGTCACAAAAACAAAACTTGATGAAGCAACTCAAAAGATTGAACAGTTAGAAAACTCTCCAAAACTTGATGAGGCTGAAATCAATAAAGCGGTAAAGGCTAGATTTGATCTACTTGCACACGCTAAAAAAGCAGAGGTTGAACTAAAAGAGGACATGAGTACAGTGGAAATTAAAACAGCTGTAATCAATAAACTTGTACCTAGCTTGTCCTTAGATGGAAAAGATGAATTGTATATCGGTGTAGCATTTGATTCTGCACTTGCAACTATTCCAAAGAAAAATGAAGAAGAAAATCAGAAAAAGATTTTAGATTCAAAAGAACCAGAAACTAAAATTGATTCTGATGTTGATGCTTATACACAGTATAAGATGGACTTAGAAAAGAATTCAAGAGGAGGTAAATAATGGGAGCATACGGAGATATGAATACAGCCGTTGCGGGTTTGAAAGCGGATAACAACCTTGTAACTAGAATAGAAAGTAAATCAGCACAGGAAGACATTGAATTTGGTGTACCAGTCTACTCATATTTAGGTGAGGAGGATAAAGTTAGTACATATAAAGCAGATACAGCTACTCTAGTTTATACTGGCGATTTTGTCACAGCTAATGTAATAAATGTGACTGTAAATGGTGTAGCAATTAGTCCTGTAACATTTGATGCAGACCACGCTACTACTATTGCACTAGTAGTTGCTGGAATTGATGGTTTAACAGGTGTAGAAGCGATGTTGGATGCTACAGATGAAAACAGTAGAACTATTTTAATTAGGACTAGGTATGTTACTAATGTATCTAGTTCGGTAGTTACATTAGGTGCGACACAAGTTACGGCATCCGCTACATACAGTTCAGATCAGGTATTTGTTGGTGTATCTATGTTTATACAAAAATCAGTTAGTTGTACTACTGGTGGGTATTTACAAGATGAGGCTGTTTCAGTTATGACAATTGGTATTATTTGGACATTTAATGATAATACTGCAAATGCTTTTGAAATTGCTAAAGTAAACGGATCATTATTCTCAGATACAAACGGGGTTGACGTTGGGGTTATATTTAAATCAGATAATACAGTAATAGGTTCAGATAACCTAGCTAAAGTAGAACTAAAAGGTTCTAAAAAATTAGCTTCTGTAATTGTTTGGTCATAAGGAGTTAGAAGATGGGAAAAGAGATTATACCAGAATCTCCGCACTTTGATGCTGGAGAAACTGCATTTTTTGCAAGAGAATTGGAATCAGTTAAGAAAAAGACATATGATACTAAGTACAAAAACTTAAAAGCTATGGAACTAATACCCGTGGATACGAGTGATGACCCTGCTTCTGCAAGCATTACTTTTCAATCATTTACAAGTATCGGAGTAAGTAAAATTATTTCTGATTATGCGGATGACGCTCCTCGAGTAGATGTATATGGTACAGAACAAACTAAAAAAGTTTACCGGATTGGAAATTCTTACGGTTATGATAAAGATGAAATCAAAAGAGCAATGATGGCTAAGAGAAATCTAAACCAGAAAAAAGCTAATACAGCAAAAAGAGCTACGGATCAGAAAATTGATTCTATGGCTTGGGCTGGAGATTCAAACTATAACATGCCTGGATTTATTGATTATCCTGGAATCACAGAACATACAATTGTTGATGGTGCATCTACTAATTCAGAGTGGAATACAAAAACACCTGATGAAATTATTGCTGATATGAATGATATCGTATCTAAAGGTGTAATGGAACCTACCAACGGTGTAGAAACTCCTGATACTATGTTAATGCCAATTGAACAGTATAACTATATTGCTGGTACTAGAATGACTGGAGATAGTGCAAAAACTATTTTAAAGTTCTTTTTAGAAAACAACCCATACATCAATACGGTGGAATGGTTATCAGAATTGAAAGGTGCCGGTACTGCTGGAACTGACAGACTAATGGTTTATGTAAAAGATGAGGATCATCTTACGTTAGATTTACCAGATCCATTTAAACAACTACCCGCACAAGCTAAAGGATATGGTTTCCAAATCCTTACAGAAGCAAAATGTGCTGGAGTAACTGTATACTATCCACTAGCGATAGCATACGGAGATGGTATTTAAAAGATACCCTTTTTTGTAGTATGTATAGGGGGTCCATGTTATGGATTGCCTATACATCTTTTTTATAATAACGGATAAGAGGAGTGCATAACATGTTTATTGATTGGAAAAACGACAGGGTAAAAGTAATTCCCCTGACAGCTGAAGCAAGAAAAGACGCTGTAGATAAAAAATCTACACTTATTTTACTTCCAGGAATTAACGACATAGAAGATAAAGTATGGGAAGTTGTAAAAGAATATTCTAGTATCAAACGTGATTTAAAAGTAGAATCTTTGGTTGAAGTAACTGTAAAGAAAACGACTACAAATGGTTTAAAAATTACAACAGCGTTTAAAGAATTGTCACAGATTGAAGCTGAAAAGTTAGTAGCTAAAACAGTTAGTATTGCTACACTTAAAAAATGGAAAAACGTTGATAGTAGACCTGATATCCGAGCAACTATACAGGATAGAATTAAAGAAATTAAAAACTATAATTCTAAAGAAAACAATATGGCGAATCAGGACTAACTTTTATATATAAAAAACTCTAAAAGGAGAAGGTAATGGCATCGACTATAGAACAGATATTAGAGGCAATTGCACCACAATTTAATACATCTACTACCGATGTATTTATAGAATTGGCAAAGAATCAGACTTCGGCATCATGTTTTGGTGTAAACTATAATCAAGCTGTAGCATTACGTACTGCACACATGATGACATTATCATCTCCTGAGAGAACAGGTGTAGCAGGTAGTGTATCAGGTAAAACAGAAAGTAATTTGAGTATACGGTTTGGAAGTAGTAGTCAATCAGGGAACGATGACTTGTCTCAGACTAGTTACGGCTTACAACTACAGGCTTTAATTACTGCTACTGGTTTAGTAATAAGTGTTACAGGTCCAAACCTGTTTTTATGTAGTGGGTATAAAATATGAGTAGTACTATAATAGATAAAGATCTAGGTTGGAAACAGATAAAAAAACAACTTAGTATTTTAAACGGAATGGAAGTAGCTTCCGGTTTATTTGGTACAGAATCACCAGACCCAGAAACTAATGTAGCGTATAGGGGTATTATAAATGAAGTTGGTCATGATAATACTCCCGCTAGACCCTTTACAAGACAAGCATTTGATAGTAATAAAAATGCTACTAACAAGTTTACAGATATACAGTACAACAAAGTTTTAGCAGGTACTAGTACTACAGTTAAAATGCTAAATAGATTAGGTGTATATACCAGCGATCAGATAAAACGGACTATTACTACAGGTAATTTTGTACCTAATAGTCCAGTAACAATTGCTATAAAAGGTAGTACTAGACCACTTATAAATACGGGTGAAATGAGACAAGCAGAAAACTACAAAATAAGGAAACGATAATGCCGTCACTTTTTCCAAAAACACATAGTTATATACAAAGAAGTCCTGGAACGTGGGTAAAAGGTACATGGACAGAAGGTACTGAAACTGTAGTAGAATTTACAGGTGATATACAAGCAATGGATCAAAAGAAAGCTGTAGCATTAAGTATTGGAAGAGACAATCTTGGTAAAGTAATAGTAATTACTGATACCGTTTTTAATATAGCAGATGAAACAACAAAACAGAATGGCGATTTAGTAACATACCACAATGAAAATTATGAAATTATGGGTTTTGAAAATTGGGATCATGGACTATTACCACATAATTTTTATATTGGTGAATTAAGGAAAAATGTATGACATTAGATGAATTATATGAGTTTCTACATACATGGATATATAGTGTCTTAGCAACGGATTTAGGTGCAGATGAGTCTAAGGTTATAAAAACCAATATGAACGCACCTAGACCAGCTATACCCTATATTACAATGCAGTACCCACCTATCAATAATGAAGAGATGGGTGAAGGTAATCAAAGCGACAGTGATGCTACTGGAAAAGTAACTTACTTTACACCATATAATGCATCTATAAGTCTTACTGAAGTTGGTGGTGATGGTACACTATTAAAAAAGTTATTGCGTACTAGAAATCAGCAAGATATATTGGACTTATTTAGTACAAACAATGTGAGTTTATTATCGGGTAATACAGTACAAGATATTACAGTAAACACAGGTGATAATTACATAGAACTACGTGCGATGTGGGATTTTATAGTCTCGTATGTAGAAGAAGATTCTTATATTCCAGGCTACATTAAAACTATTGAAATCGCAGGTGATTTAGATGGCAGTGTAGAGGAACATCATATAGAATTAAAATTAGATATAGAAACACAGGAGGTAATTGATGAGTAATATTACAGACATTGTACAGATCAGTATTACAAGAGAAACGCAATCCATTGCTGTAGCTGGATTTGGTACGCCGGGAATCATATCGGAATTCGCAAGCGACACTACTACAGCTACTTTTGACCGTTATAGATACTATAGCGATTTGGCAGAAATGGTGAGTGATGGATGGGGAACAACTACAGAAGAATACAAACGAGCTAATTTTGTATTTGCACAGAATCCATCGGTTGACAGGATTATGATTGGAAGGAAAAAACCTAAAAGTGAACTAGTAGAAACTTGGACAGAGGCATTGACTGCTATTGTGGCTCAGTCTAATGATTGGTATGCTTTTACTATTAACCCAACTGCAGAGGGAAAAATCGTTTATAGTGCCGATTTTGTCACAGCTAATAGTATTGCTTGTAGTGTTAATGGTACAGCTATTACTCCAGTAACATTTGATACAGATCATGCTACTACTATGTTGGCTTTAAAGGCACAAATAGAATCAGACATTACAGATTCTACAGCTACAGTAGATCCATCGGATGTTACAGGTAGAACTTTACTAGTAGAAATTGAAAGTGGTGATATCACACTATTAACTTCTGTAGTTACATTAGGTGGATCACAACCTACAGCTACAATATCATTTGAAACAGATGAAGATATTGAAGAGGTTTCTACATGGGCAGAAACACAAAAGAAGATTTACTTTTTTACTACTAATGATGCTGATGTAGTTACTAATTCTACTACTGATATAGTAAGTGTTTTAAAAGACAAATCGCTTGATAGAACAGTAGCTTGTTATCATTCCGGTTTACAAGATGATAACTATTTTTCAGAGGGATTTTTTGGGGAAGCATTACCTTACGATCCTGGCTCACAAACTTGGGCATGTAAAACAATTGCCGGCTTATCCAGTTACGCTTTAACAAGTGGAGAACGTACATTTGCACTAGACAAAAATTGTAACATTTATACAACTACTGCCGGTGTAAACATTACGGAATCTGGAACTGTAGTTGGTGGTGAATACATAGATATCATCAGAGGTTTAGACTGGTTAGAAGCTAGAATGGCTGAAAATATCTTTGGTAGATTAGTTAATACTAGAAAGATACCTTATACAGACGATGGAATTACAATTATTGAAGGACTTGTACGTGAATCATTAAGTAATGCAGTCGCGGCGGGTTTACTTACTACAGGGTATGTAGTCACAGTCCCAAAAGTTGCTACTATATCACAAGCTGATAAAATAGCTAGAAACTTGCCGGATGTAAAGTTTACAGCAACACTACAGGGTGCAATTCATACAGTACAAATACAAGGTACTGTATCAGTTTAATTTTAATATAAAGGAGGACATATATGGCTAATGATTTAACACTAAAAACATACGATCCGAAAAAAATTACCATTACATTCGGACCTATTTTAGTAGTGGGTTTTATGAGTGGTACATTTTTTAATGCTACTACAGGAGAAGCATTTGAATTGGTAGTTGGTGCTGATGGAACTACAAACAGAGTAAATAAAAATGTTACCAGTAAAGAAGTAACTATTACTATTATGCAAACTAGTATAACAAATGATTTATTTACAGTACAACACTTACTTGATAAAGAAACAAATGCGGGTGTTTTACCACTTACTGTAAAAGATAATAATGGAACTTCACTTTTCTTTTCACCTTATGCCTATATTATGGGTGAACCTGATATCACATATAGTGATGGAATAGAAGGTAGAGAATGGAAACTTACCTGCGCACAAACGGTTACATACATTGGAGGTAATGTATAATGGCACTTGACACAATTGATGTTGAAATAGACGGTTTAAAATTTCATGTGTTACAATTTGGAGGAATGGCTGGTCTAAAATTAGAGAAAAGAATATTAACTTTAATGGCACCGATGTTAAAAGTATTGGACGGTGTAAAAGATGTATCAGAAAGTGATATGGATATGAAAGGTCTAGCAGATGCTGTACAAAGTATGCTACTAGATTTGGATGACTCTACGCTTGAAAGATTAGTTTCCAATTTAGTAGAGAAAACATCTATAAACTTTGTAGGAATGAATGGTGAAGATGGTGGTGTACAATCGTTAAATAAAGAAATTATATTTAACGATGTATTCGCCGGTAAGAACCTTACAATAATTAAACTTTTAGTTGAAATTATGAAGGCGAATAGGTTTGCTTTTTTCGAATTGGTGGGTGGAGGAACGTTGAAAACAAACTTTCTAAAGAATTTGAACTTAAACGGTCAAAGTTAATAAAAGATATGGGTCCAGTGGGTACATTAGATCCAGAAATTGAAGAAGAGTGGATGTATTGGAGATTAGTATCAAAAGATATGAATCTCCTATTACATCAAGATAGCATTAGTTTTGTAGATATTCAAAAAGCTAATGCTGTACTAGATATGTTTGATGATTACGAAAAAGTATCTAATGCATATCAGGACAAAAAAATGGATGAAAGTTCTAAACAAAAACAAGCTGATAAGAGGTTTTAATATGACAGTTAGAGAACTTGTAAATGTAATAGGTTTTAAAGTAGATGAAGCTAAAATGAAAGGTGCAGAAAAAAAGATTTCTAAGTTTAAAGGCGGTATGGTAGCAGTAGGTGTAGCTATAGTTGGTAGTATAGTGGCTATAGGTGTATCGGCTATTAAGATTGCTGGCGACATGGAAATGCTTACTGTACAGTTTGAAGTTATGTTAGGTAGTGCGGATAAGGCTACTGAAATGATGGAAAAATTAAAAGATTTCGCATCATCTACACCATTTGCTTTACAAGATTTAGCTACAGGTACACAGAACCTCTTATCGTTTGGTGTTGCTGAAGATCAGGTAATTGATAGAATGAAAATGTTAGGGGATTCTGCTGGTGGAAATACTGAAAAATTAAAAGGTTTAGTATTAGCCTACGGTAAAACACAGACAAAAGGTAAAGCATCTATGGAAGAATTAAACATGTTTGCTGAACGTGGAATCCCGATATTTAAAACACTAAAAGAACAAACTGGTTTAGTAGGTGATGAATTTTTCAAGGCAGTTAGTAAAGGTGCTATATCAGCCGATGCAGTAACACAAGCATTTAAATCAATGACAGGAGAAGGCGGTATATTTTTTGAAGGAATGGTAAAACAAAGTAAAACATTATTTGGAATAATCAGTACTTTAAAAGATAACGTAAAACTAGCATTAGCAGGTGTAGGTACTACTTTACTAGAACCGATAAAAGAAATAGCTTTAGATTTAATAACACTGATACAGACAGACCTTAGTTCTATGTTAGAATCTATTGCAAAGGCATTACTACCTATTATAAAAATAGTGATGAAATTAGTACCCGTATTACTAGGCTTAATTAAACCATTATTTGCTATAATAAATCCATTACTAGAAATAATAGCTAATATATTTAGTTTAGTAGATCCGTTAATTCCTTTGTTTGAAAAACTATGTGAAGTAATTACACAAATAGCTCCACCACTAATGGCAATACTACAGGCTATATTAAAACCTATAGTAGAAGTACTAAGTACTATTATAGAATTGTTGGTTATAATTGCTAATGAAGTTCTAGGTGCTATAGGAGATATACTAGCGGAAGTATTTGGTGATATGGTACCAATATTTGAAGAATATGGTGCGTTAATATCTGATATTATAGCTTTAATGATGCCATTATTAAAACCTATTATAAGTTTTATGGCAAAAATGATAGCACTATCTATTAGACTTAGAATGATGATGTTTATGGTGTTTTTTAAAATCATGGGAAAAGGCATTACACTTATAATTAGACTAGTACGTTTTTTAGTAGCGGTTGTAAGTAAATATTTAATTCCTATCTTTAAAAAACTTGGTAGCGTATTTGAAAAAGTAACTAAGTTTATTAACGATTCAATGATGAAGATAATCACTGGTATACTAGACATAATAAATTGGGTTTTTGAAATATTAAATAAAACTATCAATAGATTAAACAGTATTCCAGGAGTGAATATAGATAACCTAGAACCTATTGATACTGCGCAAATTATTGCAGGACTTACACCTGATAAATCGGCTGGTAATGTAAATATCAATAGTAATATAAACGTAACAGGGGCAGGCGATCCAGCACAGACAAAAAGAGGTGTACAGGATGCACAAGCAATATTCCAAATTGAATTGCAAAAATTATTAGTAGCTAGGAAGGTATAATATGGCTAAAATTCCAACGACTTTACTATTTAAAGGTAATAGAACATATAGTGCGGGGGCAATTACATTTGATTTGATATTAAGTGAAGGGCATTCTTTTACTAGTTCTGTTACATCTTACAATATAGAAGACGGCAGTACAATAAGTGACCATATTGAAAATCAGACAAGAACCGGAACTGTAGCAGGGTTAATTACTAACTTTAGTATTTACGATGGTACACCATCCATAAACAAGGCACAAGATGCGTTTAATAAACTTGAACAATTATATGAATCTAATGAATTAGTGACTGTAGTAACTATTTTAAAGGTCTATGAGGACGTTGCTATAACATCTATCAGTACAAATAGAGATAGTGACACAGGTGAGGCTTTAATTGCTGATTTTAGTTTTCAAACTGTAACAAAAGTAAGTTTACAAGAAGTAGAATTAGATGCTAAAATAAAACTTGCTGATATGAGTACAGATCAAAATAAACAATCAAGTCAAAACGTAGATGCAGGGAAACAGACAAGGGTTACCAGATGATAGAATTACCAGTATTTCAAAACAGTAGTGCAGATTTTACTTTTAATATAGATTTAGATTTAATAAGTTGTACAGTACGTTTAATATATAATATCCGGAATGGTAGTTGGTTTATGGATTTGGTTACAGAATCATCAGCAATAAGAGGTGTAAGATTGGTAGAAGATTTTCCATTATTGTATCAAAATAAAGCTATAATATCAGATTTAAAAGGTGACTTTTTAGTGACTAGAATTACGGATGTAGATAGTACAGAATTAACTTATGATAATTTCGGTGTAGATTGGGTACTACAATATTTAACTTCTACTGAAATGGATGCTTGGAGTACAACAAATGGCATTTAAAAGAGAAATTGAATTGATAGTTAGTCAAGGTGATGTAGGACTAGAAATAGCTAAACTAGATATAGACTTTGACATTTCTAGGTCTACTACACAAGCAAACAATACAGCTACTTTTACAGTTTACAATGCTAAAGAATCTACACGTACAGAGCTACTAAAAAAAGATAGTAACATAAGATTTAAAGCGGGTTATGCTGATGAAGGTAATATA